ACAGAGCAATAAGACATACAACTCACGGAATAAAACTGTTAGGGAGATATACGACAGTAGACGAGATATAAGAGAGAATACCGCACACAGTTCCAGGAACTCCGCACCACTCTATTATACAGCACTATGCACACTAAAATGACCCTATTGACACCCACCCCAATAGATGTTATAATATACAGTAAAGGGAGGAAATTCTTTTGGAGGTATAACTACACAGATATGCAGACGCATGGAGCATTTAAATCTTATACTCTAGCGTTACAGGATGCACGACACCATAGCACACAGCAGTAGGGAGAGCAACCACTGATGTGACAGTTGGGAGAGTGGCACAGTATGGGCAGTATTTGCAGTTATTTCGTGCTATTATTGTTACTTAGTGCCCCTATATTAAAAACGCTTACTACCCTAACCTACAAAAGTATCCCAAAGCGAGAGTTTTATTCTAATCATATATAAAAAATTTCCCAGTATAAAAACAGTCCACAGACCTTTTCATGAATCAGAGAGAAACCGATTACCTCGCCCTTAGAGATACCTATGCACATCTCTTAGGCAAAAGATGGACAGGTAACCGATTGTTTGGTTGTTATGAGATTATACGTGACTACTATAGAGAGTTTCTTGGCAGAGAGTTAATAGATTTTAATGCACGTAAGGTATATGCTTTCACTGATGATGCTATTAATGAGGAAGATGGTAAGTGGGTATATCGTAAAGATTGGGGATTAGATGATGGTGGAGTAGACTTTACAACACTGGAAAAGAATGATATACTATTGTTTAGACTATACACTAACCCTTTAGGTGGTGGTTATAGTGCACCTAAGGGTAGAGCACCTAATCATGGTGGTGTATACTTAGGTAATGGATTCATGTTACACCATCCTTATAATGGATTGAGTGAGATTGAAGACCTATATGACAATGGTGTGCAAGCATATCAAATTAGTTGTGTAGGTGCAATTCGTGGAAACACTACATAAGGTGTAATGACTTTAAGTAGTATGAAACGATACACTCTTGATATACTCGAGGATGATGACTTGAATGCCTATGTTAATCTTCCTGAGGAATTGTTAAGGGAGACTGGTTGGATGGCAGGAGATGTGCTAGAATATGAGGAAGACCTAGATGGAAACATTATTTTAAAACGCTCAACATGAAACACGAAGTAAGACTATTTGTAGCAGGACAAGTATTCGTAGAAGAAGTCCGTGCTCGTAACTATGACGAGGCAAGAGAAGTAGCTCTAGCCAGAAACCCTAATGCAACTGTTTTAGGTGTAACTGCAGTATTCTAAAAAAATCGCGATGGAAAAAAATGGCGTCCCTGAGTTTGAGAGTGAGATGGAAGCGGTTGCTTGGTCTTTTAAACAACTAAGCGAAGCAGTGAAAAATTTAGCGTCTCGCATTGCGGTGCTCGAGACTGCTTTCAATAAGTTACCCCCACCTGGGGCGAATATGGTAAAGTATAAGATACCTGGGAATGACGATTATAGTAATCTTAAGGAGTTATTCGATAATCTATATGATAGACTAAATAAATTGGAAGAGGACTCTGCAATAAATGGCAGCATTCATAGAGGAGACAGGTAGAAGTTTTCCTAATCCAATAGGAGGGTCAACATATAAGCAAACGTTTAAACGTCCTGCTAGTGGTAAGTATCGTTCTAATGGCAACCATAGCGGACCTGGTACAGATTATCAGATAACGTTTCAGAATAGTGGTGCGGGTAGTAATCCATTAGGTAGTGATATAGTCCATTACATAGGAGCGACTAGGACAGTCTCTGGTGGAGATGGAGGTAGACAGGGTATATACAGATTCTGGCGTCCTACTAAGGCAGACCACCACTACAGTGATGAGCCAGGCTTAGTAAGGGAAAACTTTGGTAATGAGAATGAAAACTGGGAGCAAGTAGCACAGGGATATAACGCTGAGCCTCGTAATGGTAAACCTGTCTTCTGGGTAATGAGGAAACAGGTAGGTAATAGTCAACCACTTAAGTTATATTACTCTTACTGGCCTGATGATACTATGCTTACAGTGGGTAGCAGCACTCCGTCAGCAGTAGGAGAAGGTAGAGACCAATATAAACTGATAAGGACAATAGGATATGTGTTTACTAGCGAGTCAGATGCTAACACATATAAAGACCCTAACGAAGATGTAGCAGCAATCTACCATTATAAGTATCAGAATCCTAATGGAGTGACTTATGGAGAGGATATAGACAACTTCTATACTATCGACCCCTCTAGAGAAGTCAATCTATCAGGTGGGCCCATTGCTCCTGCAGTGCCTTTTGATGGTTTATGGGTATACCAAGGCATCATAGGGTATTGTTTCACTAAGGATGACCCAAACAGGACATCAGATTCAGTGATAGATGGTAGTATTATAGGTCCTACAGGTAATGGATTTGATAGAAGTGGTTGGTATGCATACGATGATAACAATACAGGTAGTGGTAGATACTCAGGAAACCCTGCATACAGTTATAACAACTATAGAATGTTTGACCCAGTGCAGTATAGTGGATATAATGGAGCGAATCCAGGTACACCTGGCTTAGGAGGATGGGGAAATGGCACGGATGGTGTAGAAATCCTAGATGCCAACGCTAACTTCGAGTGGTTTTATGGTCTAAGTGGTGCAACGAAGGCTGCGGTACCTCGTTACTTAGGTTTTGAGGACTCTTATGACACACAATTCATGTATTATGTGTATGACACATCGTATCCTTGGAATGGTCCTGTCTTCTCATGCCAGTATGTACTCAATGATGCACCTTGTTGTCCTGTTAGTTCGGACAATCCATGCATCCCTAGTCTCTCATTCCACTCACATTTCTATGAAATACGTCAAGATTCATGGCAAACTAACGAAACACGTATCAAAATCAATGACGGAGACGAGGATACTAACGCTTGTTTCTTTGAAATAGACACAAAGACCAAAAGATTACTGTTTAGATACACTTCTAACAACGGAAACTTCTTTGCAAGAGGTCAAAAACTGAATGGATGGGACATAACTGCTGTATATTACTTCGGAGATGAGCTAAAATGTGGTATGATGGAGTTTTCTGGCAACGGAAATGACTTTTCTTACGGTGCACAAATCACTTCTGAGACAGGAGCAACCGCATTAGTGATGGCAGGGCGCGGAATTCCTAATAAAGCTGCCTTTTGTGGGGTGTATGAGTTTCCAAAACGCATATCTTACTACAAAATAGAGCTAGACCCTAACGCTTTGATACCTCATCGCACCCTAGACGAGGCAAAATTGAAGGCAGTAGTGAATAACAAGGGGGAAATTACAAAAATTAAGATAATAAATGGCGGAGTTGGGTATAAAAACCCCTCACTTAAGTTAATAGACCCGCGTGTCATGGATGATTTCTCCGCATCTGACACTTCTAAGTTTGTAAAGAAGCATTCACCGAAGATGAATGCCGATTGGAATAAGGCAATTCCCGCTCCATCGTCAAAAGATGAGAATCAAGACCACATAGAAAACACATATAGCGTATTTGACATCAAAGATAGGAAAGCAAAGGGCACAAGTAAGAATAAAGAGAAGGTTGTTTTCAGAGAAGCGCAAGTAGAAATCACTAGAGTCGACTCATTAGGGTCTATTAGGTCTATTCGCATCATAGATGGAGGTGCAGGATACAACCAAGCTAACCTACCAGAGGTATTTGTTAACGACCCAGAGCAAATGAAGTTTAAATCACCCTCTGTAGACGAGGGTGCTACCTCTATTGAGAATATGGGAAGGGAAATGGCAGACGCATTTAACGCTGTGGGTGACTATGTGCCTGATATTGCCTCTGAAGATAGTGATAATAGGACTGGAATCACAGGGTCATTAACTGAAATAACACAAGGAAAGGAGATAACAGTCCCAGATAGTTACATTCGCGTCGCTGAGGAGTCTCAAGACACCACCAGTCACTGTTTTAACATCAAACAAGACTGTATTAACATAGATGCAAACGCAATAGTTAGTAAAGCAATGCCAGATGAGGAAGCATTCTCTATTGTAAGTCAAATAAACCCAGGTGTTGCTACTTTTGAGAAGCAAGTTATGTCTCAAGTATACCAAACTGCTAAACAGGTAGACACATATAACGCAGATAACTCACATGTGTATGGTGCATTTGGTAAATCTAACTGTATACGGACTGGTCAACCTAAACTATACAACATTAGTAGGTGGTTTGACATGCCTTGCGCATACCTAGATGTAGGTAGTGAGAAAAACTTAACTAATAATCTACCTAATATTGAAAAAGTAAAGAGAGAAGGTAGTAGGACAGCTGCGGATACTGAGAAAGCGTATGGATATATGCCATATAAGTATTGCGCATCAGAGCAAGAGTCTGCGTCATTCAAAGTATCACTAGAAATTAAGGGTAAGACCATAGGTGCGCAGGGTGAAGCATTCATGAATTTCTTTAAGAAGCAAACTAAACCTGTGTTGATGCCTAGAAGGACAGTGCCTAAGAGTAATGCAAGCGGTAACGCTAAGGTATGGAATTGTAATGATGGCACTGTAGACGGTAGATGTTACCGCAACCCCGCTAACTCTGCAGATATTATCTTTATCCCTATAGGAGGAGATGAGAATACGTATGACTATAACTCCGCAGGAGGATTTAGTGAGGTAGGACAGTTACAACTATGGATGGGTAGTAATGTGTCAGGCACAACTGCTACTGTCAATAACAACAGTAGTAATTCTGTATCATATAACGCAATGAATGTAAACTGCGGCTCATACCCAGGTGCAGAGTGTTGGGATACTTATACACGCGGAAGCGGTAATACTACAGGACCGTTAGATGTGTACTCTGGATATAACGCAAGCGGAAACGGAATCGCAGGACAGAGGTGGTGGGAGATAACTGCGTTTGGTCGCACTAATCCTTGGTGCACAGGTTGCACGACTGGTAGTGGGTCTGGTGTTGGACTGACATTTGTGAATGATATATCAATCGCGACTAACCCTCAGCGTGTAGATGAAAACAATAATATGCGTTTAGGACCGTATGATGGTAATATGACTGTAAGGAATTGGTTGTCTGGTAGTACGGTTGCACTAGGAAGAGCGTTGAATAACAACGGTAATCCTTACTTTGATGAGTGTAGTGATACCGTACCTCAAGGACGACCATATACTGCGGGGACTAAGATTCACGAGGAGTTTGATTAATGGCATTTGGATTTCTAAAACCTGTTACGTCATTAAATGGACTCCCCGATAGTGGTCATGGTCTCTGTCTACCCTCTACTGTACACTCAGTGCAGTCATGTGGTAGTCCACCTATACCTTATTCTATAGTAATTAAGAATAAAACGTGTTGGTGGCCACCTCAACCACTGATACCTATCTTTCCCATTACGCCAGACCGCGCAATGGTGTTAGTAAACAGGATTCCTGTTATGGTATTCGGTGATGCATTCACCCCACACATAGCCGTGTGCACAAATATAATCATTTATATGTGTCCATGCGGTAAAGGAGTCTGTCCAATACCAACTCCTATCCCATGTAGTCTGCTAACTATAGAAGACAATGGTGGAATTGGGCATATTAGAGTCTGTAATGCAACAACGCTTACAGTCTTTGCACACAAACGTCCATTAGCACGTATATTAGACCCTTTAGGAGTTGGAATACCTGGCTGGTCTTATCCATGTTACTCAGTTATTGCATTTGGACACCCAACTGTGTTAGCATCTTAGTAAATTAACCAAATTAACCTTAAATTATGGCAACTAAATCTGGAATGATGGGTACATCTTATAATACTGATGTAAGACCCAAGAAATCTCGTCAAGGAAAGGGTCAACATACCAAATATTCGGCAACAAGTCGAAATAAAGCGAAAAAAAGGTATAGAGGTCAAGGAAAATAGTCGGAAAACCCTATAAATAGATTATAGCGATAGTAACCGCCTGTAAAAGTTCTTGTTCACACCCAGGAATGACATGGTGATTAGAGTAGACAGAGCAGAATGGTTTATCGCAGAGGGTAAAACGTTAATTACCGACTACCCGAGTGATAAATATTCCAAAAAAGGATGTAAATGCCGAGTTACAGATTCAGAGCAGAAAAATACGTCAGTAGAGGTTTCAAGGACTTAGCAGTCTCAATGAATGCTAACCCTTCTACTAAAGATTTTGGTGCTGTGAAGAATGAGAGAGCAATTTCTCAATCTGTAAGGAATCTTTTATTGACAACTTTTGGCGAAAGACCCTTCCAACCTGAGATAGGGTCTAGAGTCAAGGGACTTTTATTTGAGCAATGGGATGTCTTTGCTGCGGACTCTATTCGCACAGAGATTTTTAACGTTATGGAAAGACTTGAGCCTCGTATTGAAGTGACAGAGGTTAAAGTAGATGATGCATCAGATAATAATGCTATTGAAATATCAATGGACTATGTAATCGTTGGACAAGAGTTAGTCCAAAATGTAGAATTCTTATTAGAGAAGACGTAAAATGCCTGCTATACCGTCACAATTAACTTCTCTAGACTTCTTTGAGATAAAAGAATCAATCAGGTCTTACCTAAGGACTAGGAAAGAGTTTACTGATTACGATTTTGAAGGTAGTGCTGCCTCATATCTTATTGACATTCTAGCCTATAACACATATTACACTGCATTCAATGCAAACATGTCATTGAATGAGGCGTTTTTAGAATCTGCAACTGTTAGAGATAACGTTGTAAGAATCGCTAAACAACTAAACTATACACCTCGCTCAGTCAAAGCACCTAAAGCATGTGTCCATATTAAGGCACAGACTACAACAGGATTGAATGGAATTACATTTCCTGAGTTTTGTGTATTGCATAAAGGGGATGTATTTGTAGCAGACAACGCTCTTGATACATTTACCTTTACATTGACTAGAGATATTCAAGTGCCAGTAGATACAGGCACTGGTATAGCAGACTTCTCTAATGTCATCATCTATCAGGGTAACTTATTATCATATAATTACACAGTTGATTATACTAAGAATCAAGAATACATCGTTCCTGCAGAAAATGTAGATACTGAGTTATTGACTATTGATATATCACCTAATGCTCAGTCAGAAGAGAAAGATACTTACAATCTAGCAGGAAACGTTACATCACTTGATGCAAACTCTCGTGTTTACTATCTTGAAGAAACAGATGACCAAAGATATAAGGCAATCTTCGGTGATGGAGTAATTGGACGTCGTTTAATTGATGGTGAATACATCACTATGAATTATGTTACCACTTATGGTATAGAAGCTAACGGTGCTGACAGATTTGCTTTCATTGGGCAGATAACTGATTCTGATGGTCGTGTCATACCTCCACAGAATATCAAGACAACAACTATGGAGAAGGCTCAGCAAGGTGAAGATGCTGAGACATCATTGAGTATTAAGTTTAGAGCACCTAGAGCATACTCTACACAAAACCGTGCTGTAACTGAGTCTGACTATGAGCACATCGTTACTGAGATATACCCACAGGCAGCGTCTGTAACCGCCTACGGTGGCGAGAAACTAGACCCTCCTGTATATGGTAAGGTTTATGTTGCAATTAGACCAAAAACAGGAAATAAACTGAATGCAGCAACAAAAGTAAAGATTGAAAAAGACTTAAGGAAATTTGCAGTTGCATCTATCCAACCTGAGGTTATTGACCCAACCAGTTTCTATATTATACCAAAAGTTTATGCATATTATGATGGAAATGCTACTTCATTAAGTGGTAGTCAACTTGCTACTAAAATTTTACAGTCAATCGATGAATTTAACAGAAATGGACAAACTGATAGATTCAATAATCGTATTGAGGGGTCTAAATTTGGTGCAATGGTCGATAATTCTGATACAGCAATCTCTGGTAATGTTACACAACTTGCATTAGGTCAGAATTTAGACAAATTTGCCTTTGGACAAGTATTCACACAGTGTCTTAACTTCGGAAACCCATTATACGACCCTAGTAGTTACTCAGGAGACTCAGATGGCGTAATGTGTAAACCTAATTTCTCTGTTGTTAAGTCTGGCACGTTTTATGCTACAGATTACACTGAAGATTTGGTTAATTTGACAACTGGCACTGTATCTAACGCATCAACCTCTAATGTAGTCTTCTCTACTAATGAAACAACTCAAGTTTTAGTCCCTGTTAACATCAGAGACGATGGAATGGGTAATCTTATGTTGGTTACTACTAGAGATGAGACAGAAGTCATCTTAAACGCTTCTGTAGGGACTGTAGACTATCAAACTGGACAAGTTTGCGTAGGTCCTATCGCTATTCAGCAAACACCTGACGGTACAGAGCAACTTCCAATCTCTGTTATGCCAATGTCTCCTACTATTGAGATTCCCCCAGGTGTAGACCCAACTTTCTTTAATCCATCAGTCAATCCTATCGACTTTACCACTAATACTGTGCCGATTCCATCATTTGACCCTAATAACTTTAGTGGTTATAACTTAGGTGACACAAGTGGTCTAAATATCATTGACTACCCCTCTGATACCTTTACGTATCCTGTAGATACCTCTTGTTTCTAGGTGAAGAATGCAAACAAAGAATATTAACGTATCGGATAGAGTTGAAAATCAACTTCCTGAGTTTATCAGGCAGGAAGATAGACAACTTGTAAATTTTCTCTTTGAGTATTACAAATCTCAGGAGAAAACAGGACGTCCTTATGACATTCTGAATAATCTGCTAAATTACCTCAATCTTGACAGTTATACTTCAAAAACGTTGTCAAGCTCTACACTATTGCTTGGTGATATTAGCACGATTGATACAAAGATAGAAATTGAGAGTATTGATGGATTTGTCGAGAAGAATGGCTCGATAATGATTGATAATGAGGTCATTTACTACGAGTCTGTAACTCGAGGACCTGATGCCATCATTACCCCAGGTGTATCGTTTCCACAATTCAATAAAAAGAAGCAACAACTAGAAAATCCATTTACTTCGTTTGATGGAGTCCAAACTCAGTTTCCTTTATCATTTTTAGGCACTCCTGTAGCACCTCCTAGTGCAGAGCACCTAATAGTTGTCACATATAACGATATGTTGACAGCTGGAGTTGATTATACTGTAAATGGCACAAATATAATTTTTACAAATCCTCCTAGAGCAAGAAGTGGTGCTGATGACTCTGAATTTACTCAAATTACATATTTGGTTGGATATGCAGACCAAAATATAATTACTATTGATGCTAGTCCTTATACAGAGTGGCAGGGCACAAAAAATTACCCATTACGAGTAAATACTGTTGCTTATAACCCAACATCTGATATTGGTCTAATAATTAACAAGAATGGTAGGTTACAAGAGCCATATACTGATTATACTGTTTTTGAGACAACTGTAATTTTCAAAAACCCGATTGGTGCTGCAGATGAGATTGATATAAGGTCTGTTGAGTATATTGCTCCTTCATACGGTAGTGGTGCAAGTGCAGTTGTTGCTGTAAACGCAAATGGCGAAGTTTCTAGGATTATTCCTAAAACAGGTGGTGAGAAATATCGTTTAGACTTTAATCCTAAGGTAACTATCACTTCTAACGAAGGAAGTGGTGCAACTGTTAGGTCTTTAATTGGTGGTATTAAGAATATCAACCTAATTGATGGTGGACAAGGATATTCTTCATATAACCCTCCTATTCCTGTTGTA